AGTTAGGTCTGCTGGTAATACGGTTTGTAGAATTATTTTTGGTGGAAATAATGAAAAACCTCGAGCAGTGTTTTTCCTTTTAGATGATTTAAAAACTAAAACAAAAACAAGTGGTATTGTGACTGAAGTAATTAAAAAATTAAAAAAAAGATTTACAACCGACTACAAACACCAAGATATTTATATGAATACAACAATTTTTAATAATTTATTAAAAAAAAGTGTTGTATTGGATGATGATAATATGAATCCCTTATTGTTTACTAAATTAGTGGAAATAGACCAAGGTAAGGGGCAACCCGAATTGTATTGCTTATAATTTTTATCTTCTTCTATTAGTTTTTCCTTTTTTATTTGTTCTTCGTTTTCTAATTGTTTTTCTTTTATTGGATTTATTTTTTCTTCTTTTACCGCCTTTACTACCTCTAACCCACGGATAAGCATATTTTAATGGTTTTACAGGATCATCCTTTTTAGTTTTTGTTGGTAGGTGTAGTCCTCGGTGTATAGATTCATATAATCTGGGTATTTGTTCTGGATCCAAGTAAGGAGTATACAGTTCTATAAATTTTTCAATAGGACACGATTTTGTTACATTTCTTACAAAAGAAGCGGATAAAGCCTTGTAGGATCCTTTGATAACGCTTTAAACTCTTCCATACCTTCTCTCGGTAACACCTTATAATTTACAGAATTTACATTTGGAAATGATTTTTCCATTATTTGTGTTATAGAATCTACCATATTAATTCTATCCGCACCAATAGTTAAAAATAAATTTACATCTGGTATTCTCCTGAACTCTGGGGAACCAACAATTTGCATAATAACAGAGAATGGTGTAGCGCCTTTTACATCAGGAACACATATAAGTTCTACTCTCATAGCCTGAATTCTTGCTTGTATGGATGGATGAGTTTCTTTAGACATCATTTGAGATTTTAAACTGTTAATCATTGTTTGATCACGTCTGTCAGGTTGACCTAATGCTTGGATTTTTTCTGGACAAGGAATCGGATCTCCATTATTATCGTTTGTTTTAGATAGAATTACAAAAACTCTTGGAATACCTTTTGATATAGCTTCCATAATTAAATTACTAATAACTTCAAGATGTCCAGGTGTTGGGGGATTCATTCTTACCATAGAAAAAATAATTGTATTGTCTGGTCTATACTCAATACCAGGTCCTTCTGCTGCTGATGCTGATGATGCGAATGATGCCATATTATATTATATATATATTTATAAAATATATTGTTCAATTTCCTGAATCCATTCGTCAACTTGCGTCTTATTTTCATAAATATCAATATTTCCGTCTAAAATTAATTGCTTATCGCAAACGCAGCTTTCAATAGTCTTATCTAACATATTGTCGTGATATAAACTACAAGCTCTTAAATACTCAAGTGGAATATTTTCCTCGCCTTCTCTGGAACGCTTCGCGATTCGTGCATAACATTTTTCAGGTGCCGCCTTAACATAAATCACTTTATGAACTGGGAACTCGCCTGAAAACGTGTCAAACCAATTCAAATAGATTTGATAATTTACGTCTTCGATTTTACCACTGTCATACAACATTTTCGCAAACACCATCTTATCTGTATACAAACTGCGCTCGGTAATTATTATATATTGTTTTTTCTCTTGACCAATAGTTTTATCCTTCAATGTGTCACGAAGAACTTTTATTCTGGATACATATGCCATCATCTGAAATGAAAACGAATATTTTTCCTGGTCTGCGTAAAATTTCTCTAAAATCGTGGTTCCATTTATATCCTTTATTTTCGCCCATTCGTCAACCGGTTCCTTCAAAAATATAACATTGTCATTATTTTTGTAATGCTCACGCAAATTTGCCAACAATGTGGACTTACCAGATCCAATATTCCCTTCAATCGAAATAAAAGTATAAGACGCACTTTCAGACATTTTAGTTATGTTATATACAATTAATTTATTTATATTATTTTATTTCAATTTTAAAAAAAAATTGAATTAAAAATTACATATAAAGAATACAGTATAAATAATAGACACACACACCCAAAAATGGATCTTAAACAAAGAAAGCTAAATAAATCGGAATGGGACTCTATCGAGGTGCCCGTTTCCAAATCAGAAATAGATATATTGAATTTAATCGTAGCCGGTTTTCACGATGTAAATATACGCGTCAATAATAATAAGTCGTTATTCGCGTATTTGAAAATCGATCACAATGATAAAATTGAAGAGTTCATTTATAATAAATATTTTCGCGAAAGAGTAAAGGAAATTGAAGCTGAGATTACAAGCATAAACCCGGCTTACAGAAAAATCAATGTCGACGGTATTGTCAGATTAAATTCCGCGGATAAAATCAGAATGGAGCGAAATGATGAAGAAGCTATAAAGAATTCAGATGTTTATGAAAATACGTTGCTAACATATATTAGCAAAATGTTAGAAGCAAGAAAAGAACAAAATAAAAAATTATACACATTTAACTATTATACATTATACAAATTAATTAGAAACAATATCCATAGATTGAACAAGTTTATTGATACCTTAACCAAAAGCGTATTAGATATTTTATCGGACGAAATCGAAATTTCAGACCTTATTGAAAATGGTGTTGATTTAATCGAGAAAAATACGAACCTATTGAAGTATGGCGATTTAATGTTATACGAGCATCAAAAGGAGATTTTCACGGTATTCAAAAATCCCGGTCCAAAGTTGATATTATATATGGCTCCTACCGGCACAGGAAAAACACTGACACCGCTCGCTTTATCGGAACACAAAAAGGTCATATTTGTCTGCGCAGCGCGTCACGTTGGATTACAATTGGCACGGTCGGCTATTTCGATAAATAAAAGGGTGGCATTTGCCTTTGGTTGTGCAAGTTCTGCTGATATTCGTTTACACTATTTTGCCGCGAAAGAATACACCATTAATAAACGCAGTGGTGGTATTGGAAAAGTAGATAATAGTGTTGGCGATAATGTAGAAATTATGATTTGCGATATCAAGTCATATTTGCCGGCTATGTATTATATGCTTGCTTTTAATCCAGGACATCACGAAATGGTTACTTATTGGGATGAGCCAACGATAACAATGGACTATTCCAATCACGAATTTCACGAGACAATTAAACAAAATTGGTCTGAGAATTTAATACAAAATATTGTTTTGTCGTCGGCTACATTGCCTAAAATGAGTGATTTAACTGAGACCATACCTGATTTCCTAAATAAATTCAATAAAAGGAATGATGCGAACATATATAATATTGTTAGTCACGACTGTAAAAAATCGATTCCTATTATTAACAAAGACGGATATGTTGTGTTACCTCACTATTTAAGCGCTGACCACACTGCTATTTTAAGAATTGTAGAACATTGTGAAAATTATTTGACACTGCTAAGATATTTCGATTTAAAAGAAGTGGTCGATTTTATCACTTACGTATTAAAAAATAATATGGCTGGTAGGAGGATGGAGCTTAGCAGACATTTTGAATCGCTTGATAATATTAATATGACAAATGTTAAGATTTATTATATACAATTATTGAAAAGTATTAGTAGCGAGCACTGGCCTATCGTCTATAATTATTTTACAAGAATAAGAAAACCGAGAATTATGTCGAATGAAACAGTTGATGTAAATGGTAACAAAATTACCAAAGCAAGAAGCGTAGGCGCACCAAGTGTATTTAATTCGAATAGTTTGGCTGGTTCATCATTGTCACGTGTAGCGAGCGAACAAAAACCTGTACAAAAACAATTACCTGTTGGAACATCCGGCGCATATATTACTACCAAAGACTCTTATACTTTAACCGATGGACCAACCATATTTATGTCAAACGATATTGAAAAAATTGCCAAGTTTTGTATACAGCAAGCAAATATTCCGTCTGTTGTTATGAATGATATTATGAAAAAGATTGAATATAACAACATCATTAATCAAAAGCTGGCTGAGCTGGAAAGCGTATATGATATTGAAAAGGAGAAAATCGAGTCCACTGTTAAAAATCTGACAGGTTCTGGTAGCGCGGCTGGAAGAAATAAGTCGACAAAGGATATTCGCAAGTTTAATAGAGAATTTGACGAAGAGTTTTCCGGTAAAAATTTGATGAAAAAAATTACTCAAGAAATAACCGAGTTAAAAGCAATGATTAAAACCGCCACACTAAATGAATTATTTGTTCCTAATAAAAAGGAACACATTGAAAAGTGGACTACACAAAGTTTAGATACTTCAAGATCATTTACAAGCGATATCGATGACAATACTGTGAATGATATTATGACTCTTAACGGTATTGACGATAGTTGGAAAATATTGTTATTGATGGGAATCGGCGTCTTTATTACTCACGAAAATATTCGGTATACTGAGATTATGAAGAAGATGGCAGACGAACAAAAATTATATATGATTATTGCTTCGAGTGATTACATTTACGGAACCAATTATCAGTTTTGCCACGGTTATTTGAGCAAGGACTTGGATTTAACGCAGGAAAAAATTATTCAGGGTATGGGTCGCATTGGGCGAAATAATATTCAGCAGACATATACAGTGCGTTTTAGAGATGACGCGCAAATCGCGAAATTATTTACGTCGGACACCGAAAAGCCAGAAATCATCAATATGAATAAGTTGTTTAATTGCAATAATGTCAGGTATGAAGATAACAGATATGTCAGGATTGTTGATGCTGACGAGGAACCAGATGATGCTTAAATTAGTTCCTTATAAAATAAATAAAATAAATAAAAATTATGATGTATAAATTTTTTTTCATTTGTTATATAAATGACTTATAATTACGATTCAATACCTGCTGATACACGTGGTGCTATAGATAATAATTTAAATTTAGATGATAATAATAAAAAAGCAATGGCTAAATTATGGAGATTATATTTAAGAGTAAATACTTACGATACAGAAAACGCTGAAGAAGATTTACAGAATTTTATAAATGAATTGTATCATATACCTAACCACACTCAAGAGTCTATGTTAAATGCTATTAATGAAAAAATAGCTCATATACAACAAGAAGAAGGCATTACTGCTTTTGGTCTAAAGAAAAGCAAAAAAGGTAAAACTGGCAAAAAAAGAAAAAGGGGTGCTATGAAAACAAGTAGGAAAAAAAGAAAAAGGAGAAATTAAGGTTTATTTTTAATTAAATATAAAATTAAATATAAATTATGTTCTGGGTGCCATTACAATCATTTCATCATTGGTTGGACTATCGGGTATCGTTATAAATAGTTTAGGTCTAATATAAAATGCCTTGTGTTTAATATTGTCGCCATATTTTTCTCGTAATGTTACTTCTTCATTTTGGTTAAGAGCCGGCGCCAATTCAGCTTGATGTCCGTTGACGTTGTCAAATTGTCCTGTTTCTACTATTTCTATTTTATAGCTATCGCGGTTAATGCCAAAATCCTCGCTATATGCTCTCGTGGTTATAAATTCGTAAAACTGTGCCAATGTATAGTTATAGTTTACAGGATACACTTTTGTTTTACAAGTATACACTTGCTTAAAATATAATTCTATCGTTTCGGATTCAAATTCACTCATCTTATTTATTTGTTATACTTTTTATCTTTGTTAGTTTTTAAATTCAATTTTATTTATTTTTTTTATTTATTTATTTTTTTATTTAATTTTAATATCATTTATTAAATTAATTATTCCTTCGTTAAATTCGGTTTCAATTTTCCAACCCAAATCCTTTACTTTTTGATTACTGATATAATATCGCTTATCATTAAATGGTCTGTCTCGAATATATTTAATCCATTTATCGTAGTCTTCTGTATTCCGAATATTTTTAATCAATAATTTAGATATATCAAGAATTGTATATTCATCATTCTCGTCACTTCCAATATTATATATTTCACCGATTTTGCCATTTTTCAAAACCAAATTCAACGCTGAACAAACATCATTTACGTGTAAAAAAGCCCGCACATTTGAACCATCACCTTGTATTGTTACTGGCTTATTATTAATTAATAACTCTATAAATAATGGTATCAATTTTTCAGGATATTGATTGGGACCATAAACGTTATTGCCGCGCGTAATTATAATAGGCATTTTAAAAGAATGATAATACGATTTTGCGATTAATTCAGCCGCAGCTTTTGACGCGGCATATGGATTTGTCGGGCATAAAATCGACTCCTCGTTCTTTTTTTCTTCGTTTTCTTCTAACATTGATTCACCATAAACTTCGTCTGTCGAAATATGAATAAACCGTTCAATATTTCCATAACGTCTACAGCATTCTAATAAAGTATGTGTGCCTACTACATTATCATTTGTGTATTGCAGTGAATCTTCAAAAGAATTCTGGACGTGTGATTGCGCAGCAAAATGAATAACAGTATCTATTTTGTTATTTTCTAATACGTAGCGAACTAAATCAAATGAACATAAATTTCCTTTTACTAATTTATATCTTGGCGAATCCCGAATTTCTTCATCGACATTCATTTCGTTGGCACAATAATACATAGCATCATAATTGATAATGTTTATATCTTTATCCAAGTGGAAAAAATAATTAATAAAATTTGAACCTATGAATCCGCAACCGCCTGTTATCAATAAGTTTTTCATATTTGTTATGATATAATAAAATTTATTTATATATTTATTCTTCGTAAATAGATTAATTGTAATTTATAATTTTTTTTATAACATTATAATATATTATGTCTGAAGAATCAAAAGAATTTATTTTTGAAAAAATAAAAAATAATATATCCTTTAAAGATTTAAAAGATATTACAAAAAAAGAAGTAGATATAGATTGGTCTCGGGCTAAAAGTAGAGATGATTTAATTAGATTATTTATTGATAATGGTCTTCATTTAAAATACACAGATATTTTATCAACGGTTAAAGAAAAACCAGAATCAAAACCAGAATCAAAACCAGAATCAAAACCAGAATCAAAACCAGTTGAAGAAAAGCCAGAATCAAAGACAAAAATCAATCCTAATCCAATTGTTTTAACAGAGATTGTTATGTCGATCATTATAATGGGTCACGGATGTGAACATTTTACAACACCTTGGACCAAAACTGAACCTTTTTCAGAATATTTTAGAAATAATGTGCGCGTTTATAGTAGAGCGTGTGTGCCAGATGTAAACGCAATTGGGAGCATTATTGAAAATATAGATATAATAAGAGATGTTCGAGGTAGATTTTCAAGCGTGCCTAATAATGAAACTGCTGCTATTATTAGCACCTACGCAGATGCTGTTAAAATGGAATATATAAAAGATATAGCATTTAATAAACATACTAAAACAGATTTATCAAAAACCACTGGATTTACAAAAGCATCTAGTATGGAAAATATGACAAGAGTTTCAGGATTGAGCACTTATTTATGTAATAAAGACTTTGGTTTTTACCACAATACCCGCGAAGAAGAGATTGAAAAATCATTTGGAATACACGTAATTGACATTCGTTTAAAAAAAACTGCTATGGATGGGTCTATAAGTTATGAACAAATATTTAGCCCAAGAGACCCAACTTTTGAAAATATTACAAATTTCAATTTGATTTACAGAAGCGGACTAACATATATTTTAAAAGATGCTTTGAAAAGAGAAGATTTGATTAACCCAGCGCTTGAAATTTTTGGTTTTACACATGGAATAGAAGTAATTATGGATGTATCATTAGAGCAAATGTATGCTTTTTTTAAATTATTAAACGTTGAATACGCCAATATAATGGATTACACGTGTCGTGATTGTGTTGTAGATCTAGACCCAAATCTGGCTGAAAAAATTTACAGAATAGAACAAAAATATTCAGTAAAACCTATAAATTTTGGTGGTTTAAAAAAAAACAAAAGTGTTAATAAACGAACCAAAAATAAACGAACCAAAAATAAACGAACCAAAAATAAACGAAACAAAAATAAACGATCTAAAAAATATTTCTAGTTATAAATTTTTTATTTCAATCATTTTTAATAATTAAAAATTGTTAAATTAATTATTAAAATATGTAAAAGATAATGTGACGATAAATCGTAACAAGATTTTTAATTACTATACGCGAGGCCTCCCATACCACTCATAATTCTCAAAACGTTGTAATTGGTAGCATAAACACGGACCTTGGCAGTCTTGGTTCCCTCAACGGTGGCGTTGGAGAGGACAAGCTGGAGGGTAGCGTTATCAATTCTGGAGAAGTTGCAAGTTCCTGAGGGTTGGTGTTCCTCAGGGCGGAGAGCAAATGAGTAGACGTTAATACCTTCATCAGGGTTTCTGGTGTGGGACTGGTAAGGTTGAACCCACGAGAAGTAGGAACCTTCACGCTCAGAGAAGCGATCTTGGCCGTTAAGTTGGAGCTTAGCGGTGACGACGGGGTTCTGTCCCCAGCAGTGCATATCCAAAGAGGTCTCAGAGAGGACGAAGGTGCCGGCATCAGAGACACCAGAGTTGTTGAAGTGGCTACCAGACTCTTGGAGAGAAGCAATGATAGAAGAAGGGAGACCAGTGGTGTTCAAGGGGATTTGGTTGCCTCCAAAATTGACCTCATTGTAAGGATTGGAGGGACCGTGCCAGTATCCAGTGAAATTATCAGGG